GCGGTGAGTCGTGCAAGACCCTTCGGGTTATATGCACCAATACCGAGATTCTCGAATACTGAGAAGCCGATTGTACGAGCTTTAGGGTCATCCGCAGAAAGTACAGTAAGCTCTGTACGAACAGGGATACGACCGAACATCTCAGGCTCACAGCAGACATAAACAGTTCCAACTGGAACAAGTCGGCTAGTGATGATCTGTGCTCCCCAAAGGGTAGCCTGAAGACCTGTCTTGAGGAGTGCCGCTTGGCTCTCGATGTCAAGAATGTCTCTACCGAACTTACGGATGTCAGCATAGTCACGAGCATTCATGAATACACGAGCAACACGCAAGTCATGTCTCTCGATGAGGCTGTATGCGTCAGCAAGAACAGCACCATTAAGAGGAGCAATAACAGGAATGTCAGCATTGGTTTGACCAGGAACTGAATCAAATCCACTAGTAGCTACTGCATCAAGAATAGCGAATACACGCTCGTCTTCTGCGGCTTGGATTTGTGCTCTAGCCAAGTCCTGTGCTCTCTCGATAAGATCGAAGCGTCTTTCCTTAATCTGAGTTAATGGAATCTCAGGATTAGAAGCGATCTCAAAAAGAGGGAAGATCACACGACGTGGTTTGGTGATTGCAAGGATATTTTCACCTTCTTCACCAACTACAAAAGCAGTCACGTCTGGATCTTTGTCATAAATCGGCAATGCACCATCAGGAAGTTGCTCTACGAGGAAAGTCTTACGACCAACACTTGTATAGTCTCTTCTTAATCTGAGTGGCTGAGTCATGCTAGCCGCTAACTTACTACGACCCTGTGGAGTCTTGATGTAGTCAGAAATAATCTTCTGTTTTACTGCGTTATCTACTGTACTCATATCTCTAACTCCTTTCTATCAGATGCGTTGATCGTAAACCAACTCGTCAGAGTCAGAATCGGGTACAATTTTAAGAATAGCAATCTCAGTAGTAGTTGCGATACCATGAGCCGCATCGTGGTGGTCAGTTGCTTCTGCACTATTTGTGAGATAACCGTTAAGAGAAGCAACAAGACTATCACCTACAGCATAGGTAAGGTCATTGCCTTGACCTGCATTGTTACCTGCGGTGAGTTGCTGTGTCTCATAAAGCTTATTTCCGTAAGAACCTTGTGCAGAAACATAAGGTCCTCTGTTAGAAGCAACACCTGGTTGATTCTCAAAAGCATTGCCTGAAGCATTGTTAATGAAAATACCAAGTACACGCTCTTTAGCGTCTGCTTGTACAGCAGAGTCAGTAGGTCCACCATGAGTATTGCCGTCTGCTGAAGTTCTTGCGAAAGCAACAGAACCGCTCAATACACCAATTACGCCTGAAACGAGGGTAAGACCACTAGACTGAGATACAGTCGATGTAGTTGTAATGATTGGGGGGTTAGTCTGAATGAAGCTGTCAGACGTAAGTTGACCAAGGGTGTTACGAACACCGATGTGCAAAATACGAAGAGCAGAGCTACTCTCAGTAAACCCACCACTAGCTTGTCCAAGTAGAGCCATAGTATTTCTCCTATTTCGCTCATACTCTCTGTTTCCAAGAGAGTAGTGTGTTAGTTAGAAAGGGATGGGCTAAACCAACCCCCAAAAAGATTTCAACAATAATGCAAAGAAATATAAAGGAACTATTAAGTAAAACCCCTATATTTCCCAAAAAATATTTCTCAGAAGAACTTACTTACGTCAGGAGCAGACTCCCAAAGCTTGCTAAGTTCATCAGAAGCAGAGCTTGCTTCACGAGAAATATTTCCTAGAGTCTTAACAGAAGACTGACGAGCAGTAGTCTGAGGACGGAAAGAAGCAGACTTCGCAGATGGAGACTCTCCACCATTCTCTGAAGCATTTCCTGGACCAACGTCTTCGCCTTCATGTCCTGTTGCTTCTTGCATCTCATCACCTGCACTAAAGATACGAGCAAGTTTAGGGTCAAGACCTGCTTCTTCGTCAGAAAGACCCATCATATCTTCTGCAAAGTGATGTGGGTCATTTTGACCTGCTTCTTCTTCTGAAGCTACAGGCTCTTCCATAGAAACTTCTTCCATAGACATAGGCTCAGAAGCATACATCATCGCCATATCTTCTGAAGCAACAGGCTCTTCTGCTTGAAGCTCTGCTTCTTCTTCTGAAGCAACAGGCTCTTCTGCTTGAAGCTCTGCTTCTTCTTCTGAAG